TATAATGTAATTAAAAAAGGGATTTGATGTTATCTCCTCCCTTTCTTCCTTCATCATCACATTTTAAATTTATAAAAAGAGGATGGTTTCACATCACCCCCTTATAATGATTAAAGTTTGTAGTTCTTTTCTTCCATATCACACATACGTGCAATAGGAATCCAAATGTAACACAATAAAGTTGCATATATCTGGCCTTCACTACAAAGAAGTTCTCTGTAGTTTGTGTTGCCTATAAAAGCAACTACTCCTGTAAGAATCAGGTAGCTAAAAAAAGCAATTGAAAGATACTCTATAAGGTATCTCATGTTTGAATACTTCATATTTTTTGTTTTAGAAGGTAAACTAATAAGGAAAGATGACAATACTATTAATAAATTTTGTCATTGTTTTTGTTTGTAAAGGGGATTTAATACATTTGTTAAATTTATAGCCATATCATACGAAAAAATTTTGTGAGGAAATGAGGAAAGTAGTAGATATGATGGATAAATGGGAGGAGGGAAACCCGCTCCCAGCTTGACTTTCAGAGGAATACACTTTAAAAGTTTAAAAAGAATATTTAATGGTGTAAATAATATCATTTCCAAATCTTTTAGATTTCATCATGATAATTTCATTACACATCTTTGAGATATGCTTGAACCAAGCAACAAATGATTGAGTTGATTTGAATAGTAGAGATTTAAATCTCCAATGTGATTTTTGAGTTTTCATAGTTTTTGTTTTTTGAGGGTGAATGTGAATTTTTTTGTGGTGGTTGGTTATAATAAAGTCATCTAATATAATACTAAGGAGACTTTTTTATTATATATTTGATTAAATATTGTATGATTAACATTTAATAAACTAATTATTTTAGACAGATATGAGCTACTTTTGTATATTTGTAATAAATATGATGAAAAATGAAAGAAAAACAAGAGCAAATCAACCCATTTTTGACTAGTCTTAGTATCCCCTGTTATTATAGTTCATTTAATAAAGGAAAAGATGATAAGTCAATACAGAAAAGTGTAACTTTTACATTAAGAGAATCAAGCCCCTATACATCAGTGTATCATGAATACTTATTACCTGTTATGAAATTACTTACTGGAAGTGGACCATCTATAGTATTTTACATAATAAGTAAATTAGGACAGAGTTCAGAGAAAATAGAACTGAATCCTATCAAAGTATGTGAAGCATGTGATATTAGTTATGCTACATATAAAAGAGGGTTAGAACAATTAAAAGGTTTATCTATAATTGTAAAAGCAAATAGAAAGAATATATATTGGATCAACCCAAATTTATTCTTTAGAGGATCTAGGATAAATGCATTCCCAAATAACTTAGAAATACCACAATCACCAATACCTAATTCTTAACTTTTAAAATAAACATAATATGAAAATAAACATGGATAAATTAGCTGGGGACTATATAAGGAGTTATCCTGAATCATGGGAATATCTTAAACAAGAATTATCTGCTATTGAATATTGTGCTACACTTAAATTAATGTTGTTGATTTCAAAAGATAATAATTCTATCCTATATATAAATAATAAGACTACTTATAAAGAATTAGTTGATGTATTAGGTGTTAGTAAAAATAAAATTAAACCTGTTATACAAAAATTACATGATGTTGGAATATACAGACAATTAGAAGTTGGTGGCCCATTCAGATCTTATAGAAATTATTGGATATTTAATCCTTACATTTGTTTAAATGGAGAACATGTAAGTACAGAAATTAAAGATCTGTTTGAAGATACTAAAATTGCAATGGAATATAGACTACGTTGTCAAATGAAAGCTAATTAATTCTTTCTATAACAGGTACATAATCCCCTATACAAAGATTGTAAATGAAATTAAAAGTGGTGGATTTAATCTTCATAATTTTCATATTCTTCTACAGAATCATTAAAGAAAGTAGCCATATCACCATTAAGATGAAAATTAGCTTCTCCACGTTCTGCTTTTCTTTTTCTAACTAAAGCATTATACTCATAAACAACTTCATTTGCTTGGTGCACAACATTTGAGTGGTGCTTAATCAGATGCTTAAAAGCATTTTTAAGATGGTTGGTGTCCATATCATCTACAGACACCAATTTACCATCTTTTTGTTTCCAGTATACAGGTTGATTATCCTTCATATGTTTGATTTTCTAAAGTGTTAAGATCAGATTCATTCTTGCTCATAACATCAAGCAATTTAAAACCCATACCACATACCATATAAAATCCTTCGTTAGATTCTATTACATCTCCAACAGAAGTACTTCTCACTTCATTCATTGCCCAATCAACATGATCATTTTGAGCATATTCAAATGCTTTTTCTAAAGAATTAGCTTCTACAAATCCAACATAAATTCTTGGTTGGTTTTCTACTTCTTCAAACTTGTTGATACCAGTAGAATGGTAGATATTAAATTTTTCCATTTTGTTTTGCATATTATTACAACTTGCCAGTTGCTGTTTATTTGTTAAAAAAAGTGTTGGATTAAAAATAGCCTTTTATAGTCATGCTTAGGACTAATACTTTAGTATCATCAGAGAGTTTTCTTTTTCTTACGTGCTTAGACAAACAATCAGCACAGCCTTTCCAGGTTGTTTTGTGGATTCATATAGCAGTCTTAATATTTTACATGGAAGCCACTACCATGAGCAATAAGAACCATCTAGTATGGATTACTTGTTGTCTAGACAAGTTTTACCAGTGAGTTATAACTAGAATTTTAGAAAAAAAAAGTGGTGGATACAATATGCTCTTTATTCTCTCCCTATATAGAGAGAGAACAAAAGAGAATCAGGTTTGATGTAATCTCCCCTGAACTCAAAGAATTTAGAATGATATAGGAAATTGTTGTCCATTAACTAATTGGTAATGGGTAATTTCTTTATTTCTAAGAACATTCATTAAATGTTCGTTAGATTTATCAAACTCTACAGTCTTTTCTACTTCCATTATCCCACAATCATTTACTGAATTAAAGAATAAATCTTCTAAATCAGCAAAAGCCCAACATTTAAGATGGATATTTAATCTTCCATTATCACCTGTTGCTGATACTTGGGGTATTTGTTTTGCATAAACATTGTACTTTGCCATATTAAATTGTTTTTGAGGTTTTCTGTTTCGGTGCTCAATTACACCATCATCAGTATGAACAATAGTTCATAGACAGAAATTATAACAAACAATAGATAAACTCTTATACATAGTTGCAACTATATATAATACTAAAGATATTTATAAGCTTCTCACACTTACTTTTTCTTTTAATTACAATTGAGGTTGTAATTCGTACTTCTCTATTATTTGTTATAATAATATCTATAAGGAAGATATCAATACCACTGTTTCTACATGTGCACTACAGTTTATACACATGTCCATACCCTTTCCCCTATCTACTACATTTGGGAATACTCTTTGGTAATTTTTAATTTAATTTGCATGATTAGAATAATGTTCTAAAGATACACTTGCAGTAATAAGTGTTTTCTTTATTTTAGATGATGTATGCCTACAATCAAATGAATTGGACAGTTCTGTTAGCCTCCACACCTTAGAACTGACAAGTGATGCGGATTGTTATTTGAGTTTGAGTTACCATGCACTCCTTGTATTTTACATTGTTTATAGTCTATGTAAGGAACATAAAAGACTTTATATAATATTCTATACCACTCCAATGGAAGGAATGATATAGAATATATATATAAACAAATAACTCCCCTTAAAGGGAAGCTATTTGTTTGTTGAAAAGATCACGTTGAAGCATTATGTTTTCAATTTTAATCTCGTTGATAAATTTGTCAGCAGTTAATCTTTCAACATAAGCATTACCTGCTTCTGATGTGTTAATTTTTGCTTCAAATTCATCACCAACATTTCTGCTGCTTATTTGGTAATCATACCAACTTGAATTTTGTTTTGAAAACCAAACTTGTACCCCATCTGCAGTTACTCCTTTAGCAAGACGTGATGTTTTTTCAATAATTTTTATCTTTTTCATATTTATAAGGGGGTTTTAGTGTCCCAATATTAGGGTAGGGGTGGTTGAAGGGAAACCCAATACTCCTTTGGAATACACGTCATATTTATTTTTTTTAAAAATTTTTTATATCTTTAACTTCTAAACCAATGTAGATTACATCATATTACCATCTAAATTTATTTTTACATTTAATAAATATTTTTAAAATAAATTTTGTAAGTTTAAACTTAAAAAGTATATTTGTCTTTTAAACTTAAACATGGAAACACCTAAAAAAGAACAAGAAGCTCCTAGTAAAGAAAATGTATTACTATGGATGAAGGAACAAATTGAATTTAAAAAGGTTCAATTAGAACTTCAAGAGTTAGATACAAAAATTGCTACATCTAGAGAAGCATATATGAAATCTATGCATATGATTGCACAATTATCTTCTCCTATCGGGGAATCTGCATCTAATTCAAGAGAACACACTTTAACAGAAGAAGATTTAAAATCTAATCCTGAACTTGTTACTGAAGGGTTTAAAGCAGGGGATGTTATAAAAATTCCTACAAATTACACTGTTCCTAAAGAACCTTCTTCTGTAAACTTACAAAATGAAACTCCTACTATTTTTTCTGAATCTGGTATTGGGCCTTTAGAAGATACAAAACCACAATAATGGCAGAGGTAAACCAAATCATTAAAAAAATAAAAGTTACAAGATGGGATGTTATAAAGTTCCAGATTGTAACTTATTGTTTTTTTAATAAAATATTTCTTTCTGATGCAGATATATCTTGTCTTATAATATTAGTTTCATCAGAAGATGTATTAAATGTTACATGCAATAAAATTTGTGAAATGAATATTTTTAAAACTCCTCAAAGTGTTAGAAATTCTTTGAATAAGATGGAAAAAAAAGGTATATTGATTAAGAAGAAGAAGAAATTATTTATATCCCCAAAACTTGAATTGATCACTGATGGAAACATATTATTAAACTATAATTTATTGTGCGTTGAGACCGCTTAAACCTAAAGATTTTATAGCTTCTGTTGCATTAGAACATAATCTTCCACAAGAAGTGGTGTCAGAAATTATAAATGAATATTGGAAAGATGTAAGAAGTACTTTATCAAGTTTAGAACATACAATGGTTTGTGTACATAATTTAGGTACATTTACAATTAAACATTGGACATTAGATAAACAAATGATTTTATTAAAGAGTGCAATAAGTAAACTTGATCCTGGACCAAGAGCAGAAAAAAGAAGAATTAATATGGAAACTAAGTTAAAAGCAATTGAAGCTATAGTGGAAAGAAGAAAGGATGAAGCTCAAAGAAAGGATTTTATTAAAAAACATAAAAATGATAGGTCAAATATTCAAAAATAGAAGTCAAATTCTTGAGGGAATCAAAAACAATCTTTTTAAAAAAGAACATATTGAAATTATTGCTGCTGAAAGATTAGAAATCTGTAAGCAATGTAAACAATATGATGAAACAGGAATAGGATGTGCAGTGATAGGAACACAACCCTGTTGTAATAAAAATGGTGGATGTGGGTGTTCTCTTTCTATAAAAACTAGAGCTTTAAGTTCGGCATGTCCATTAACTACTCCTAAATGGGAAGCTATATTAACAGTACCAGAAGCAATTGAATTAAATAAAACAATATAAAATATGTTTAGTAAAAAATGTTTAAATTTTTTACAATGCCCTTTATTAAGATTTAATTATAAATTTATAAAAAAAAATGAAAAATATACTTAGTACAGATGTTTCAGATATTTTACAACCTTCTATTGAAGATTCAAAATTTAAAAACTTAATTTTTGATTGTGATAAAAAAATAGAAGAAGAAAAAGAACGAAAAAAAAGAATTAAAGAATCCTGGGAAGATGAAGATGAATTAAAATTTATTTTTATAAGAGATGTTAACAAATTTGTAAATCCTAATAATATAAAAAATGTAGTACATGATCTTCATGATATTATTCATTTGGATGGAACTCCTATTATGGAAAAAATATACTCTTATTCTTATGGTATGTTATTTTATAATTTTAAAACATGGTTTACTTATTATGGTAGATCTTTGTATAGAACAAAGTTTGGATGGTTTGTGAAATCTAATAAATGGAGTACTATTTATAGATCTACAGGGTTATTTGATGCACTTAAATATATGTATAAATATCGTAAATATAATAATTAAATGGATTAAAAATAGATACAATTTACATTTATAAAAAATAAAACATATGAATAACAATATATTTAATAAAAGAGTATTAGACCCTTCTTTGAATAAAGAAAAAACATTTAAAGAAATAGGAAGTGATGATGATTTAAATTTTTTAAAAAACGGTAAACCATCAGAATTTAAATTTAAAATCAGGAATGAGAATGATAAGTTGCTTGATTTTCTTGAAGAAGAAAAATTTCATCATAGTCCTAATGAAATTATTCATTTAGATGGAACTCCAATTATACCAGAAGGAGGTCAATATTCTTATACAAAATTATTTTATAATTTTAAACCTTGGTTTAAATGGTATCATAAATATTTATATAGAACTGCTTTTGGGTGGATTATAGTTCAGTTATGGGGAGGAAAAGAAAGAAAAATATTTGCTTTGTATAGAGCTACTGGATTATTTGATGCAATTAAAAATATGGGGTTATTTTCACAAACCTATAAAGAAATTAAGCATTTATTAAAGAAAAAATTAAAGAAAGGAAACTAATGGCAGTATTTTTTAAACCTGAATTTCATAAATACACTTCTGTTGATCCAACAGAAAATATTGAATGGACATCTGTAACAAGTTTTATTTCTAAATTTAAAGCTCCTTTTGATGCACATGTAATGGCAGCAAAATGTTCTAAATCTAAAAATTCTAAATGGTATGGAATTCCTGTAGAAGATATAAAAACTATTTGGGAAAAAGAGTCTACCAGAGCAACAGATCTTGGTACTTGGTACCATAATCAAAGAGAATCTGAATTATGTAATCTTACAACTATAGGTAGAGATGGAACAAATAGTGTTCCAGTATTTTCTCCTATAGAAAATGAAGAAGGAATTAGAATAGCACCAAATCAAAAATTACAACCAGGTGTATATCCTGAACACATGGTATATTTAAAATCTGTTGGGTTATGTGGTCAATCAGATTATGTAGAAGTAATAAAAGATGTTGTAAATATCATAGATTACAAAACCAATAAGGAGATAAAAAAAGAATCTTATAAATCATGGGATGGAAGTAGTAAAAAAATGTTAGCACCAGTTTCTCATTTAGATGATTGTAATTTTTGGCATTATGCTTTACAATTAAGCATGTATATGTATATTATAATTAAACATAATCCTTTATTTAGACCAGGTAAAATGACTTTACAACATGTTATTTTTGAAGAAGTAAATAAAGATAAACATGGCTATCCTATATCAGCAGTTGATTCTTTTGGGGAGCCTGTTGTAAAGGAGGTTATAAATTATGATGTTCCTTATTTAAAACATGAGGTGATAGCACTTATTAATCATTTAAAAAATTCAAAATGAGTTTAGTAAAAGTAAATCCTATTATAAAAGAAAATGGAGTTTGGGAAATTAAATCTTCTGGCAAATCTTTACAAGAACTTAAAGATATGTATCTTCATTGTTCTGTAACAAATGGGGTTGAAACAATCAGAGTAAGTCAAATAAACTTTATTATGCCTGAAGATGGAAGTCTTAATTATACAATAGATTTAATAGATTCAAATGCAAAATATGTAATACCTTAAAAATAATAACATGATAAAACTTTTTGATATAGAAAATGGTAAAGTGATACCAACAGAACATTGTTATACAATACAATGTTATAAAGCTATAATGGAAGAATATAAAGAAGAACATGTACTTATTTATACATATCTATTTTATTTATGTTGCCCTAATCCAGAATTAAATCCATTCTTTGATGTACCGGAGGTTGATAAAGAATATTTAATAAGAAGAGAAATAGGTGGGGAGTTTGATTCAGATGATGATACTATTCAAAAAGCACTTGAATTTACAAAAGGATTATATGAAACCCCTACTACTAGAGCTTATCAAGGTATAGCAACAATGCTTGATAATTTAGCTATTTATATGAAAGGGGCTGCTATAACTGATGGTAAAAATGGTAATTTAGCAGATTTAATAAGTGCAGCTAAAAATTTTGAAGCTGTAAGATTATCATTCAAAGGAACATTAAAAGATTTACAAGAAGAACAACAGGCTACAGTTCGGGGGCAGCAAAGATTGTCATATGATTCTTAATAATTTAATAAACCAATAAAAATAAACATGAAAGCAAAACAAACAAAACTACCTACATTATTAGGAACTAGAGTGCTAGTTACAAAACCTATAAAACCAGAATCTACAATTGTTCTTTCCCCTGATATGGAAGCTGAAGTAGAAAGAGACATGATGAAAAAATGGACACATTTAACTGTATATGCTATAGGAGAAGAAGTAAGTAAAGTAAAAATAGGAGATATTATCTATGTTCCTTCTGATTCTTTACGGTCAGCAGATCTTATAGAAATGGATAATGGGGAAACAAAATTAATGATACCAGAAAGAGATATTGCAATAATTTGGTAAATTAAATAATAACATGGTAGTAGAAACTTATATAGATAATGGTACACAATGGGCATTTAATTTTAGTGTAGATAACCCCCCATTTTATACAAAATCAATAACATTTCCTTCTCTTGATTATGAAGGAACTATTTCAGTAAAAATTCCTGTTTGGATAACTAATAATGGAACAACATAAAGAAAAAGATGAGTATTATATTTCAATTCCAACATTTGAAAATGATGTATGGTCTATAACTCATTTTAAAACAAGAGATGATTATAAAGAATTTGTAAATTCAATATTTATTGATGCTGGCCCAGATGAAGGATACCATTTTGATAAAATAAGTTTTGAGTTTAATAAACAAGCTAGACAATTCCAAAAAAATGGGTATTACACCACAGCTCCTTTTAAATCAAAAGATTATATAACGTATTGGGATGCTGAAAAAGCAAAGTGTAGAAATGGTGTAATATTTAAGAGCAATAATAAGTTATGGTATCTTCCAAGAGATTATTATATGTGGATTAATTTTCTTAAAATATATGACAAAGAAGAAAAAAGATTTGATTTTGTAAAGATAAGAGATTGTCAATATCACATAGCGTTATATGAATTAAAAGCAGAATTAAATTATAAACATGTAGCCCTGATCAAAAAAAGACAAATTGCCAGTTCGTATTTTCATATGGCAAAAATTATAAATAATTTCTGGTTTGAAAATGGTTCTGTCAATAAAATAGGAGCTAGTCTTAAAGATTATATTTCTGAAAAAGGTTCTTGGAGAATGCTCAATGAATATAGAAGTTTTCTTAATGAGCACACTGCTTGGTATAGACCATGTGACCCAGATAAAATATTTTCATGGGAACAAAGAATTAAAGTTAGGGTTGGGGGGAGAGATAGTTTTAAAGGAAATAAATCTATTATAACAGGAACATCTTTTGATAAAGATGCTACAGCAGGTGTAGGTGGACCTTGTTCAATTTTCTTTCATGAAGAAGGAGGTATTGCACCAAAAGCAATGGATACTTATGAGTTTATGAGACCTGCTTTACAATCCGGTATGACTACTACAGGATTATTTATAATAGCTGGTTCTGTTGGTGACTTAGACCAATGTCTTCCTTTAAAGGAAATGGTATTATATCCACATAAATACGGAATGCAATCAGTAACTACAAACTTATTAGATGAAAATAAAACAATATCTGATTCTAGTTTATTTATTCCTGAACAATGGAGTATGCTTCCACATATAGATGAATTTGGAAATTCACTTGTTGCTGAAGCATTAGAAGCAATTTATGAAGAACGTAAACAATGGAAAAAAGATTTAAGTCCTGAACAATATCAATTAAGGATTTCTCAAAAACCTACTAATATTAATGAAGCTTTTGCTACAAGAAAAGAATCTGTATTTCCTCCTCATTTATTATCACATCAAACTAAACGTATAGAAGATGGAGAATATTCTGTAGAGTATGTTGATTTAGAAGTGGCAGATGAAGCTGGTAAAATAAAAGCCACAAAATCTAATAAAGGTCCTATTCGTAAATTTCCTATAGATAAAACTATGGAAGATAAATCTGGGGTAATTTGTATTTATGAAAGACCTATTCCTAATGCTCCTTGGGGAACTTATTATGCTTCTATAGATCCGGTAGGTGAGGGAAAAGTGACCACTTCAGATTCTTTATGTAGTATATTCATTTATAAAAATCCAACTGAGGTTATTAAAGATGATGGTAACGGGGTTATAAAAACCCATTTTGAAAGAGATGGATTAGTTGCTTCATGGTGTGGAAGATTTGATGATCTTCAAAAAACACATGAAAGATTGGAAATGATGATTGAATGGTATAATGCTTGGACATTAGTGGAAGCTAATATTAGCCAGTTTATACAATACATGATTAGTAAAAGAAAACAAAAATATCTTGTTCCTAAAGATCAAATTCCATTTCTAAAAGAACTTTCTTCTAATTCAAATGTGTATTCTACATATGGATGGAAAAATACAGGAACTTTATTTAAAACTCATCTTATCTCTTATGGTATACAATTTTTACAAGAGGAACTTGATACACAATATGATGAAAAAGGGGGTATAATAAAAATTCATTATGGAGTGGAAAGAATTCCAGATCCAATGTTGTTAGAGGAGATGAAACAGTATCAACCAGGACTTAATGTGGATAGACTTGTTGCCTTTTGTGCTCTTGTAGCATTTGCTCAAATACAACAAAACAATAGAGGAATGGCTACAAGAGTAGAAACTAAAATAGATAAATTGGAAAATTCACAAAAATTAAGTAACTTATCTATGAGGAGTGCATTTAAACATATGGGGGGAAACTCTACAAGTTTAAATAAAAGGGCTTTAAACATACCCCCAAGGGGAGCTTTTAAAAATATTAAATAAATTAATATATGATGAATGATTTAAATATTAAATTGCTAGAAAATTTAATTAAAGAAAATAAGATTTCTTTAAAAGAAGCGGTGAATCTAATTAATGATGACTCTGAAAAAGTTATAATTAATCATCTTGTTCCTCTTCCTCCTTATATAAATCCTTATATACATCTTATAAATGTTGAAAAATATAAAATAACATGTGGCGTGGCATCTGGTGCAAATACAACAACAATAATTAACTCTACAAATTAAAACATAAAGTGGTTTATTTATATAGACATATTAGATTAGATAAAAATGAACCGTTTTATATTGGAATAAGTTCTGATACAGGATACCGTGCAAAAGATATAAAAAAAAGAAATAAAATATGGAAAGGTATTACAGCAAAATCATTATATGAAATTGAAATATTAATTGATAATTTAACTTGGGAAGAAGCTTGTATAAAAGAAATTGAATTTATTAAATTATATGGAAGAATATGTAATTCATCAGGGTGTTTAGCTAATTTATCTGCTGGTGGTGAAGGTTACTTAAATCCTTCTTTAGAAGTAAGAAATAAATTATCTATATCAAAAATAGGTGTTAACAATCCTAATTTTGGTAAAAAACTGACAAAAGAACATAGTATAAAATTAATAAATGCTGCAACTGGCAGAGTAGTATCTAAAGAAACTAGAGAAAAAATGAGTAGTGCCCAAAAAGGAAAACATAGGAATATGTCTGGTATTAAAAAATATCAAGATGAAATTAAAAAAACAGGCATTAATCCTTTATCTGGTGTAGAAAGATCTATTGAAACAAAACTTAAAATATCTAATAGTAGATTAGGAATTAAGTTTACAAAATTACATAAACAAAAATTATCTGAAAAAAAATGTAAAAAGGTTATAAATATTTTTAATAATAAATCGTTTAATTCTTTAAATGAAGCATCTGCATTTTATAATATACCGCTTAGTACTTTTGGTAGATGGGTAAGAGAACAAAAAAATAATTTTAAATTTATTTAATATGCAAATATATAATGCTTTAGATTTAGTCAAAGGTAAAAAAACGGAATACAATAAACTTTTAAGCTTACAACAGCCAATTCAATTCTTACTAGAATCTGAAAAGGATGATAATTGGAAAGCAAATAATCTTGATTGGCTTGAATGGCAAGGTATGAAACAGCTTAGACGTAATTCAACAAGACTTCTTAAAAATTACAAACTTGCTAAAGGTATCATTGATAAAACAGATTATATTGTAGAAGAAAATAATCCCAATGCAGATATGATTGAAATGTTGACTAAAGAAGATGAATCAGCATTTGAGTTAAAATTCTATCCTATTATTCCCAATGTTATCAATGTTTTATGTTCTGAATTTAGTAAGAGAGCTTCTAGAATAATGTTCAGAACAGTTGATGATCTATCATATAATGAAATGTTAGAAGAAAAAAAGGATATGATAGAACAAGTGCTTATGCAAAAAGCACAAAGTAAAATGATGGAGAAGCTTGTTAATATGGGAATGGATCCTAATTCTGATGAGTTTAAACAGGAAATGACTCCTGAAAAATTAAAGTCTCTTCCTGAAATTGAAGGTTTTTTTAAAAAAAGTTATAGAAATATTTATGAAGAATGGGCCACTCATCAACATTACGTGGATACAGAAAGATTTCATATTGATGAATTAGAAGAACGTGCTTTTCGTGATATGCTTATTACGGATAGAGAATTTTGGCATTTTAGAATGGGAGAAGATGATTATGATATTGAACTTTGGAACCCAGTACAAGTATTCTATCATAAATCAGCTTCTAGTAGATATATATCTGAATCCCATTGGGTAGGTAATATTGATTTACTTACTGTAGCTGATGTTATAGATAAATATGGATGGATGATGAATGAAGAACAATTAATTTCTTTAGAAAATATTTATCCATCAAGATCTGCTGGTTATCTTGTCCCTGGTATGCAAAATGATGGTTCTTATTATGATGGTACTAAATCTCATGATTGGAATACACAAGGTCCTGGTTTAGCATATAGGCAATTTATGAGTACTTATGAAGCTAGTAGAATGAATGGTGATATTGTACAAATGATATTAAATGAATCAGAAGATTTAATGGATTGGGGTAATAGTCATTTATTACGTTGTACAACGGTATATTGGAAATCTCAAAGAAGAGTTGGACATCTTACTAAAATTACTGAACTTGGTGAATTGATTCAAGATATAGTTGTAGAAAATTATAAAATTACTGATAAACCATTATATGATAACACATTGTATAAGGAAAAATCTAAAGATAATTTAGTTTTTGGGGAACATATTGATTGGATATGGATTAATGAAACATATGGTGGTGTTAAAATTGGTCCAAATAGACCGGTATTTTTAAATGGGAATACAAGTACTGGTAGTTTAGATCCATTATATTTAGGTTTAAATGGTGGTAAACCAGGTAGAATTCCATTTCAATTTAAAGGGGATACAACATTGTATGGTTGTAAACCTCCTGTAGAGGGGGCTGTATTCTCTGATAGAAATACACGTTCTGTAGCAATGGTAGATTTAATGAAACCTTTCCAGCTTGGGTATAATATGGTGAATAATCAAATAGCTGATATATTAATTGATGAGTTAGGTACCATAATTGTATTTGATCAAAATGCTCTTCCTAGACATTCTATGGGGGAAGATTGGGGTAAAAATAATTTATCTAATGCTTATTTAGCAATGAAGAATTTTCAAATGCTTCCATTAGATACATCTATTTCAAATACAGAAAATGCACTTAATTTTCAACATTACCAGTCTTTAGATTTAGAACAAAGTAAAAGATTGATGTCAAGAATTCAATTGGCCAATTATTTTAAACAACAAGCATTTGAAAGTATAGGTATCACTCTTCAAAGAATGGGGCAACAAATTTCACAAGAAACTGCTACAGGAGCAGAACAAGCATTGAATGCTTCTTACAATCAAACAGAAGTATATTTTGTTCAACATAGTGATAATTTAATGCCTAGAGTTCATCAAATGAGAACTGAACTTGCTCAATATTATAATTCTACAAAACCTTCTATAAGACTTCAGTATATTACAACAGCAGATGAAAAAGTTAATTTTCAACTTAATGGTACAAATTTATTATTAAGAGATTTAAATATATTCTGTACTACTAAGACTAATACAAGGGCTATTATGGATCAACTTAAATCTTTGGCCATAAATAATAATACTACAGGAGCTAGTATATATGAACTTGGTAATGTTATTAAAGCTGATTCTATGGCCGAATTGACTAATGTTCTTAAAGCATCTGAAGAAAAAGCTAATGCTATTAGACAACAAGAACAACAACACCAACAAGAGTTACAACAACAACAAGAGCAAGCTGCTATGCAACAAGAACAAATGAGACAGAAATTTGATGCTGAACAAAATGATAAAGATAGAGAAGCTAAAATACTTGAAGCTCAAATTAAAGCTGCTGGTTATGGGTCTGCTTCTGATATTAATCAAAATCAAATATCTGATTATCAAGATGCAATGGCTGGTATACAAAAACAACAAAATTATATTGACACTACTAATTTTAAAAGAGAACAAGAAGTAAATAAGACAAAACTTGGAGAACAAAAATTAGATATGGAAAGACAAAAGATGCAATCTCAGCAAGAAATAGCAAATAAACAGTTAGAGATAGCCAGAACCAATAAAACACAATATGAAATTAAAGCTGATAAAAAGAAAAAATAATGGTTTCAATATATGTTTTAAAAGATCCTTTTACTTTAGATATTAAATATGTAGGTAAAACAGTACATCATATTAATAAAAGATATGCCCAACATAAACATAATTTTAAAAGAAAAACTGGCAGATTAAATAAATTAAATAGTTGGATAAAAAATTTATATAAAAAAGGAGTTGTTCCTATAATTGAAGTTATTGATGAGGTAGATAATTCTATATGGATTCAAGCAGAACAAGGTTATATAAGATTATTTAAAGCAATTGGATGTAATTTAAAAAATGCAACCATGGGAGGAGAAGGAGCGGAAGGGTATAAAGCAAATGAATGTTCAAAAATTAAAAGAAAAGAAACATTAAAAACTTCAATACTATGGTCAGAAAAACATAAAATACATTCTGTATTTATGAAAGAACAACATAAATTAGGGGTAACTAAATTTGGATATTCTCATTTATCAGATGAAAAAAGAAAACAAATAGGAAAAAATCATTCTGAAAAAATGAAAATACGATTTCAAAATAATCCAGAATTAGTAAATAATTTAATAAATAGTATTAAAAAACCTGTAGTAAGTTTAAATGATGATGGTAGTATAAATAAATCTTTTGAGTCAGCAACAGAAGCAGGAAGATACTATAATATATTTAATACTCATATCACAAAAGTATGTAAAGGAAAATCAAAAAAGACACATGGAATGTGTTTTAGATATAATCAAATTTAAAAATAAATACGATGTCAAAGCTAAAAATAATAAAAAATAATGATGATTATAAATAAGGACTTTAGATTATAGCTTTATTATACATAAGATTTTATCATAATGAAACATAATTATAAATCTTTAGAGTTTAAATCGTATATTATTATTGTAAATATAAACCAATATTACACATGGAAACCAATGAAACAAACCCAGATGTAAAGACATCTGTAGAAAAAGTAGATCTTGATATTGATAGCTGGTTAGGTACCCCTGGAGCAGATTCAGTAATTGTTCCTGAAAAGACAGAAGAGAAACCTAATATCTTTAGTGGAAACACAAAAACAGATATGTCTTTCTTAGATGAAAAAGAAGTTACCAAAGCAGAAGAAATTAAAGAATTATTAGATGACATCAAAATAGATCATCAAGAAGATGAAGATATTGAAGATGAAAAAACAAAAGGAAGACCTAAAACAGATAAATCTGGATTAGTAGGATTTCTTAAAAAAAGAATAGAGTCTAAAGACATGTTTGTGTTTGATGATTATGATGAAACCAAACAAACTTTAGATGATTACTTAAGCTCTTTGAATGAAAAAGATATTGATGAATTGTGGCAAGCAAATGTTAGTAATATAAGACAAGAGGTTGCTTCTAATACACCAGCAGAATTTTTTGGAAGTCTTCCAGAAGAATTACAATATGCTGCTAAATATGTAGCAGATGGTGGTAATGATCTTAAAGGATTATTTCAAGTGTTGTCTCAAGTTGAACAGGTTAAAGAAATGGACCCTACAAATGAAGATGATCAAGAAATGATTGTAAGATCTTATCTTCAAGCTACCAATTTTGGAGATAACGAAGAGATTGAAGAAGAAGTAACTAACTGGAAAGACCTTGGTCAAATTGAAAAGAAAGCTAAACAGTTTAAACCAAAACTTGATTTAATGCAAGAAGAGATGGTTCAAAACAAACTTGCTCAACAAGAAATTGTTAAAAAACAACAAGAACAAGCTGCTGACGCATATGTTCAAAATGTATTTGAAGCCCTTAGACCTGGGGAATTAAATGGTATAAAATTGGATAAAAAGGTACAATCCTTTTTGTATAACGGGTTAACTTCTCCTCACTACAATTCTATGAATGGTAATCCTACAAATCTATTAGGACATTTATTAGAGCAACATCAATATGTTAAACCAAGATATGATTTAATTGCAGAAGCTCTTTGGTTACTTTCTAATCCTGATGATTACAGAGCAAACTTAATAAGACAAGGTAAGAATGAAGCAACAGTGGATACAGTGAGACAATTAAAAACAGAACAATCAAAAAACAAAGCAACTTCTTCAGTTAACACTGATGCACAAGATGCTCCTAGAAAAATACAAAGACAGACAAACATATTTAAAAGATAAGATTAACAATTAAAACAAAACAAAAACAAAATGAGTACACCTATTTTAAACAACGGTATATTTCTTCGTGATAACAACTATAAAACTAGTTCTCATGTGGATTCATACCATATGACACAGATGTTGA